CTCATAAAAAAGGTTCACCTGAATATGAAAAGATGAAAGAACTTCAATTTGCAATTCGCGCTAAAAGCGGTTGGGGTAAAGTGAACGAAAAATGGAGTAAAGAAACAGAGGTAGCACCCAACAAAAAAGGTATGTTTAAGGGCAAATCTGAAAGTGAATTAAAATCAGAACTTGCTAGGATTGAAAAAAGTGGCCCTCATAAAAAAGGTTCACCGGAATATACAAAAATGAAAGAGCTGCAATTTGCAATTCGCGCTAAAAGCGGTTGGGGTAAAGTGTAAGAACATTTATGAAACTTAAAGACCTTTTTGAGGCAGAAACTGTAACTATAACATATGATGGTTATGAATATAAAGTTCCTGCACCAGATGGAAAAGAAAGTCATGAGTACCATACAGATGATAAACAAGATGCAATAAAAGTTGCAACAAAAATGTATGATACTGATGCGGTTTTTAACATTAAAATAATTGCAGCTAATCCCAGCGGTGATCCCAACAATGGTGAAATTAGTGATTAAACAGTATATGGAAGCTATTAAAGTTAAGGAAAGATTATGAACCAATTATTATTTGAAGAGTTATCACCAGCCCAAGCAGGGTTGATAACAGAATCGTCACCAGATGGTCAGCATACGTGGCTTAATGGTATTTTTATGCAGGGTGGTATAAAGAATCGCAATGGCCGCCTTTATCCCATTACTGAAATACAAGCAGCTGTTCAGTCTGCTCAGCATCGTATTACAGAATCAAATGGAATTTTTGGTGAACTTGATCATCCACAAACACTTTCAATTAACCTTGATCGCATTTCGCATGTTATTACAGAACTTCGGGTTGAAGGTAATAATGCGATGGGTAAAGCCAAATTACTTGGCACCCCAATGGGTAATATTGCTAAAGAACTTGCATCTTCGGGTGTGGCATTGGGTGTATCTTCGCGCGGCGCTGGGCAAGTCAATGAAGATGGCGGCGTTCAGGGATTTAACTTTGTAACTGTTGATATTGTTGCACAACCATCTGCACCTAATGCATATCCAAATACTGTTGTTGAATCGCTGGATATGGCAAAGAATAGTCATAATATTCTTGACCTTGCGGAAGCAGTTAAATATGACGATGATGCTCAGAAATTTTTTAAGCGTGAAATTGAAAAATGGATCAATACAGGATTATTTGCTAAAAAGAAATAAAAAGTTCAAAAAAATACATTAAACAAAGTGCTATAAGTTTTTGTAAATATTAAGGATTTTGGTTACTGAAACCATAATCCTTTTTTTATGGCTAACCATAATAAATATCTAGCATGAAAATAATAGTAACTGTTTGAAATATAAAATAGTTTCAAAAACAAAAGATTTAGGAGAACTAATATGGAAGAGCTGCTACAAAAATTGTTGGAAGCAGAAGTACTTTCTGAAGATACAAAGAAAGAATTAGAAGGTGCTTTCCAAAAGAAATTGGACGAGGCGATTACTGCGGCCAAGGAAGTTGCAGCAGATGACGTTCGTGCAGAACTCAGTGAACAATGGGTTACGGAACGCGACCAGCTTATTGAAGCTGTTGATTCCAAGGTTACAGAATTCCTTGTTAAGGAAGTTGAAGAACTCAAGAATGATATTGAAAGCTTCCGTGATTTGGAAACTGAATATGCTGAAAAGCTTGTTGAAGCAAAAGCGGCAATGTCGGATGAACTTAAAGATGACTTGATGGAACTTGTGGAGAAGGTTGATGCCTTCCTTGAAATCCGTCTTAGTGCAGAAGTTGATGAACTTCGTGAAGATATTGATAACGTTCGTAAGAATGATTTTGGTCGCCGCATTGTTGAAGCTTTCGCAGAAGAATTTATGCTTAACTTTGTTGATGAAGAAGCTGCACAAAATACGCTTCGTGAAATTACAGAGCGTCTACACGATACAGAAGAAGCACTTGCAGAGTCTGAATCACGTAGATCAGAAATTGAGCGAACAGTAAAAATGGAAGATGTCCTCTCCCCACTTGGCGGACGCCAGCGTGAGGTTATGGAAGCAATCCTAAGAAATGTTGACACGGAACATTTGGAAGAAGGTTACAAGACATTTATTGGTCGAGTAATTCGTGAAACAGATGACTCAGAGAAGGAAGGTTCAGTACTTGCTGAGAATTGTGATGATGATAATGACATGGACGATAAGAAATCTAAGAAATCCAAGAAAAAGTCAGATAAAGATGACGATGACAAGGATGAAAAGACGAACGAAGGCGTCGTAGTCACAGGCGATAAAAATGAAGTAATTATGGAAGATGTTGATCCTGTACTTGCAGATCACCTTGCCCGTATACGTCAAATCGCTGGTATTAACTAACTTAAATTCGAACTTCTAGGAGAAATATACATGGACGAATTATTTGAAAATTGGTCAGAAACGAAAGCAGCATTGCTTGAGGGTCTTGACGCAACAAAACAGAAGGTTGTAGCACCGCTACTTGAAAATCAGAAAACCTTTATGCTTAACGAAGCAGCAGCCGCTGGTTCTACACAGGCACACGATATCGCAGGATTCCGTAAGATTCTTATCCCAATGATCCGACGTATCATTCCAGGCACAATTGCAACAGAGCTTGTTGGTGTTCAGCCAATGACAGGTCCAGTTGGTCTTGTGTATACTTTGCGTTACCGTTACGCAGATGCTGTAGCAAATACAACTCACAGCAATCCATTTGGTCTTCCAGAACCAATTGTTGCAGGTAGTGAAGTATTTGGTCATGGTGGTCAGGACAACTCTGACCCTATTCGTCAGTGGTATTCATCTGGTGCTGGTTATGCAGGTTCACCAACTGGTGTAGAAAATCAACCAGCTGGCTCGGGCGCTATTGATAATGCTGCAACAGCAAACGCAGACGTTGGTACTGTTGATGCTTCTGGTGTCGCGTGGCCTTCAACGGTTCCAGCAGGTGACACATCAAGCAATCCTAATGGCAACACATTCGGCCCATTCGGTGAAAATGTAAGTGACCTTGGTCGCGCAGCTGTAGCTGGTTCACTTTATGGTGGTTCTGGTAGCACACTTGAAGGTTCTGGTGGTCGTAAGATGACCATGGACGTTGTAAGTCAGGCTGTTGAAGCGGGTTCCCGTAAATTGCAGGCTGGTTGGACAATCGAAGCTATGCAGGATCTTAATGCACAGCATGGTCTTGACCTTGAATCTGAAATGACGCAGGCACTTTCCGCTGAAATCGTTCAGGAAATCGATCAGGAAATTATCACTGACCTTCTTGCCCTTGCAGGTACTGTTAACACGTTTGATGGTGCTGGCGCTGGTAGTTACGGAACTGCTGGTAATTACACACCTGGTTTCGTCGGTGATCGTCTTGCTAACCTTGCTGTTGTTATTAACCGCGTAGCAAACGAAATCGCACGTAAGACACGCCGTGGTGCTGGTAACTACATCGTTGTTTCACCTCTTATTGTTTCCATTCTTCAGTCCGCTGCCAAGTCTGTCTTTGCACCAGCTGTTGAAGGTTCATTCAAGGGACCAAACAATACGATGCTTGTTGGTACGCTTAATGGCACAATCAAAGTTTACAGCTATCTTTGGAATCAGGCAGGTACGACAGCTGGTGTATCCAACGACCTTGGTGCTACATCACCATTGCAGCCAGCAAACGATACCATTCTTATTGGTTATAAAGGCGGAAACGGAGAAACCGATACTGGTTATTTCTACTGCCCTTACATTCCATTAATGAGTTCTGGTGTTGTTGTTAACCCAACGACCTTCCAGCCAGTTGTTAGCTTGATGACCCGTTATGGTAAGGCTGTGTTTACGCACACTCAAACCAGCTTGGGCAACTCAGCTGACTACTATGGTAAAGTCAATGTTGTAAGTCTTGACCTTACATAAGCAGTAAGTCTACATGGAAGTAGAAAAAAGCCACCTTCGGGTGGCTTTTTGTTGTTATAAATATAAATACTTTAAACAATAAAAACAAAACGGATTCACACAATGCGAACCAAACTGACCTTCAAAGAATATCTTGATTCTAAAGAAAAGCTGCGCTCTGCTATCAAAGAAACGCCGCATCAGATAACTGAATATATGGTTAATAAGTATTGTAAACTTATTGTTGGCGAATCAAAAAATGAAAAAGAACAGATCAATCTTAAACCTAATCAGAAGATTACTGTGGAATGGCTTTACAGTGATATTGACAATCCTACACCCTTGAAAATTATGTTTGAAGGCGTTTGTTCCAGCGTAGATTCCGAAGAATATAAAAGTTACTGGCAACCATACAAGTTACAAAAATGGCTATCAAAAAACACCAGCACTAAAAATCCTATTTTTTAACCAACAGACATAAATATAATAAAACATTGAGGATTTATCATGCAAACTTTTAGAGAATTTTTAATCGCAGAAGCAGAAGATGCTATTATGAAAGCAGATTACCTTGATAGAAAAAAGAAAATGGCAAAAAAAGATTATGATAAAGATGGCAAAATTGAAACTTCACAAGAAGAGCATAAAGGTGTAGTTGATAAAGCTATCAAGAAAGCAATGAAAGAAAAAGCCGCAAAAAATAAGTAATCCTATAATATTGTTAAAATACGATATTCCTTAAAAATCAAGAAAATAATACACTATAAAACCATTCCCACGAACGAATAGTATAAATACTTCTTAGTACATAACAGGAGTTTATACATGTCCTCATTTGATCCAATTGGCGATTCTGCATTTCACCTAAGAACAGAAGGTCAGGAAATAAAAATATCCTTCAAACAAGGCGTTCCTGCAACGGGACAGGGAACGGTTGAATGGACTATTCCAACGCCAGCTGATGGCTGCAAGTCCCCAGACGGTGGCGTGTATGCAGGTATTGTTATACTTCTTAGAACAGAAGCAATGGATGCTACAAACATTCCACAGGATGGTACTGTATATGTTGCAGATCCAACAGCAGATTTTGACCTAAGTACAGCTGACCGAATTGGCGATGCATTGGTGATTGGTGCAGTTTATGAATGCGAAAAGAAAAGCAAAAGTGAAGATTTAACGACTTCTATAGTCATTAACGATCTAAAACCTGGTGTATCGTATTATGTTGCAGGTTA